AGAATCGAGCAGCCGGTGACGGCGTTCGCGCAGTTGGTGCCGCCGCTGAATTCGTTCTCGAATCCGACGGTGACAGCCCCGGCGCTGGCGGCGGCTGCCGCGAGCGCGAGGGCGGTGAGGATCTTCTTCATTGCTGCTAACTCCTTGACGAACCCCAGGCTTAGGAGAGGTGCCTGGGAAACCCCTGCAGGGACTCGGATCTTACTGGACGGGCGAAGCAACCGGCGTGCCGGCGGTCGGCAAATCGCTGCCGGTGATGTGGGACGACGGCGGGTTCTGCCGGGCTTGGTTCTCGGTGGCGATCTCCTGGCCGAGCTTGCCGAGCAGGTTGAAGCTCCTCTCAGCCGGGAGCTTGCCCAGCCCCTGGAGGACAAGCTCAGTCTCCTCGATGGTGAAGGTGAAGGTGTAGGGGTCGCGGATTCCAGCGGGCATGCTCAGGCTCCAAAGATGTCGGGACGAAGCAGCGAGGGCTTCACGTTGAAGAACGCGGCAATCTCCTTGGCGCGGGAGATCGGCAGCGGGAAGTTGCGGTCCTCCTTGCAGAGGCGCTCCCACTTGTAGAGCGACTGCGGCCGCACGTCGAGGGCGCGGGCGAGGTCGGACTTGTTGGGCAGCCCATCTTCGTTGCGCGGCTCGCCGAGCTTCTCGCGCATCAGCCACGTCAGTGGGTGCAGCGTCGTCGTCTTGCCGTTGGGCATCTCGCGGGGGAGCTTGATGACGACGAGCCTGGAGCCGGGCTGTCGCTTGTCGAGGGTCTTGGTCACTTGGTTCCTTTCAGGCGGTTCAGGATAGCAGACTGGAGGTCAGACTTGGAGGCCAGGGCATCAGCGATGCTCTCGTCTACCGTGTCCTTCGCAGCGAGGTAGTGTATCACCACAGGCTTCGTTTGACCTTGACGGTACACGCGGGCATTGGTCTGGATATGCTCCTCCAGATTCCACGTCAGACCAAACCAGCAGACAGCGTGCCCGCCGGCCTGGAGGTTCAGCCCGTGGGCGACCGACGTCGGGTGGACGAGCAGCACCGGGATCTGGCCGTCGTTCCAGGCGGCGACCGTGTCGTTGGCTGCGGTCTTGCTGACCCCGCCGCCCAGGTAGGGCACGTTGGTGCCGGCAGGCAGCACGCCCTTCAGGCGCTCGCGGATCGCGTCGACCTCGTGCAGGAAGGCGACCGCCACCAGCAGCGGCGTGCCGGCCTGCTCCTCGACCAGATCCGCCAGGGCGTCGAGCTTGGCGTCATGGACGTGGACCGAGCCCGACTCGTTGTACGCCCAGCCGTTGGTGATCTGGCGCAGCTTCATCGTCGCCGCAGCGGCGGTGACGGCGGTCAGCTTCTGGTCGCCGACCTGGGCGACGAGGTCATCGGCCAGCGCCTTGTAGACCGAGCGCACGGCCTTGGGAAGCTCGACCGGGATCACGTTGTACGAGATGTCCGGCATCGTCAGGTAGTCCTCGGCCTGCAGGCGCAGCGAGACGTCGGCGATAGCGCCGGCAACCATCTGGGCAGCGCCAGGGCGAACGTGCCACTCGTCGATGGTGCGGCCGCCGCCGATGCGCAGGGGCGTGGCGAACATGAAGAGCTTGCGGAAGTGGGTGATGTAGCGGCCGAGACGCTTGCCGCCGTCGACGATCTGGAACTGGGCGAACAGATCCTCGATGCCCTGCGGTGCCGGCGTGCCGGTCAGGATCGTGCTGCGCTCGAAGAGCGGGAGGATGGTCTTCAGCGCCTTGAAGCGCACCGACTGGGCGTTCTTGAAGCGGGTCGACTCGTCGACCACCAGCAGGCCGGGCTTGTTGCCGAAGAGCCCCAGGCTACCGGACAGCATGGCGACGAGCCACGCGACGTTCTCGGGGTTGATCAGGTACACGTCGGCCTTGACGCTGATGGCAGCCAGCCGGGCGTTGGCCGACCCGTGGATCGTCGACACCTTGAGGTGCTTGAACTGGTCCCACTTGGCGATCTCTGCCGGCCACGTCAGGTGCATGGGGCGCAGCGGCACGATGACCAGCGTGGCCTTGATCATCTGGTGGTGCTGCAGCACGCAGTGGGCGGCCAGGGTGATGGCGGTCTTGCCCATGCCGGGGTCGAGGAGGAGAGCCGAGCCCGGCTTCTCGCAGACCAGGGAGATCGCCTTCTGCTGGAACGGGAGGGGGTTGTACTGCATGGCTGCTTTCAGGTGGTGAGCCTCTAGTCTACAGCAGCCTGAAGCTTCAGGTCAAGTGCCTTCTTGAACTGGGGCATCGACCGGATCATGTCGACCTTGTGCCCCAGGTGCAGGTACTCCTCGTGGACGATCTTCTGCCTGGGCGACGCCCTGCCGTCCTTGGCCTTGAATTCGACCAGCCAGCACCGCTCTGCCGGCAGGAAGAAGATCCGGTCGGGCTCGCCGACGATGCCCCCCTGGAGCTTCGCCGAGCGGACCCCGCGCTTCTTGGCGTGTAAACGCGCCGACCGCTCCAGGCTCGACTCGCTCACCGGGGCTTCAGCACCTTGACGCCAAGCTCCTTGGCCTCGCGGCTGTCGAGGAAGAATGCCCAGGACTCGGCGGTCCCGTTGCGAGCGCGGAAGTTGACCGGGTTGCCCAGGAGCTTGATGCAGGCGGCCTTCGCCCGGCGGCGCAGCCCCCGGTCCTCGTACCGCATCGCGAGCAGCATCAGGACCCCGGTCGCGTTCAGGCTGCACTCCATCGGGTAGGCGTCGCTGTCCTTGCGCTTCTCGATCTCCATTGCGAGCCTGTCGACGATGCCGTCGGCCGCCTGGAACGTCTCGTTCGCTGTCGCCTGGAGCTTCTCCTCGGCCGGCGTCAGCCACCACTGCTCGCCGCCCTTCCAGGCTGCATGGATCTGCGCCCAGAACTGCTGCATGTCGGTCATATGGTCGACGTCGCAGTTGTCGGCCCAGATGACGGCGTAGCGGCGGCTGCCGGTGTCGTCCTGCAGGAACTGGTCATCGTTGACGGTCGCCGCGAAGGACGTGCAGCGCGGCCGCTGGATCGGCGTCTCGGCATAGGGCAGCCGGTAGACGTCGGTGGTCATCGAGAGGAACGCCTTCAGGCTCCCGTTGGCGCTCTTGGTGAACGTGGTGTCAAGCTCGCCAAGCTCGACGATCATGCCCTGCAGCACCTCGTGCTTCGAGTCGCGCGACCCCGAGACGCTGCTGTCCAGGGACAGGTGCTTACCGCCGGCAAAGTACCCTGGCGCGAGCGATGCCAGCCAGCGGGACTTGCCGATGCCCTGCTTGCCGGCAAGGACGAGGCAGAGGGACTTCTGGCTCTCGCGTCGCTCTGCACTGACCGCCCAGCCGCAGGCTGCTTCGACGCACTGCAATGCCCATCTACGAAAGTACGTCGCGAACTGGCTGGGGTCAGCGGTGCTGACCGACTTGACAAGGTGCTGCAGGCGGTCCTGACCGTCCCAGGGTTTCGACTCGATCCAGTCCTTGGCGGGGTGCCAGTAGCGACTGGCGGCGAGCCCGGCAATGCAGCCGTCGACGTCGTTCTTGTTGCTGATGCCGGCACGGCTGAAGGCTGCGCGGATCGACAGCCGCATCATCTCGTCGATCTCGTACCGGGTCTTCGAGCCGAAGCGCCGCATCTCGATCCGGTCGGGGAGGGTGTAGCTCGTGCTGGCCTTCATCAGGTTGAACCTGGGCACGATGCCCAGTTGCGCGAGCCCTGCCTCGATGTTGTCGATGGTGCAAGCCTGGGACTTCTTCGGCTTGCCCTTCTCGGTCTTCTCGATGTCGGGCAACTCGCTCTGCCGGATCGTCCCGATAGCCTTGGTCAGGGTCTGGAAGGTGTACTCGTCGCCGGGCTCGCCCTCGTCGTTTACACGCTCGACCCGTGGCGGCGGCACCTCGGGCGGCTCGGTGCGGATCGCGGCGAACATCTTGCGAAGCTCTGCCCAGTCGGTCTTGCCGGTCGGCGCACCCTGGGCTGTCGCCCACTCGAAGAACCGCTTGCGGTACTCGGCCGGCTTGTCGACGCCGTGCCCGTGGAAGCACATAACCCCAGGCTCCCCATCCTCGCTGGCGAAGCTTGGCAGGTACTTCGCCTCGGTGCGCTCGTCGGTATGCTCCTCAGGGAAGGGGCAGTCGATCTCCCACCATCCGCCGGACGCCTCGTGCCGGACCACGCCACGCTCCTGCAGCCAGTCGAAGAGGCGGTCGGGCTTGCCGGCACCAGGGCGGTCGCCGCTGTCGACCTTCATCTCCTTGGGCTTGCCGGGCCGGACGCCGAGCCCCTTGGCGATGCTGTTCAGCGTGAACGTGCGGTCGATGTGGAATTCATGGAGCAGCGCCTCGAAGTTGTCGCGGTCGGGCTTGGTGTTCAGCGAGCCTGGGATGCGGAACAGCCGGCACGAGGTGTTCACTCCCTTGTCCTGCAGCCCGGCATCGCAGAGCGCCTGCATCAGGGCGTCGGCCTTCGCGATGTCCGGCTCCCAGGTCTTCAGCAGGTAGCCCCACTGGAAGTTGCCGGCGCTCGTCTCCAGCTTCCACGTCGGCTCGACCTTGATCTCAGCCTGTATCTTGGTGCCGATGTCGTCGAGGACGATGGCGCGGACGGCGATCAGGTCGCCGCGCCTGCGGTGCTTGCGGTCGGTGCTGGCTCCGGTGAAGAAGTACCAGGGACCGTCGAGGTGCTGCTCGTGCCAGACACTGTTGTGGAACGTGCTGGGAGTCTTCTTGGAAATGTGGAAGTGGGACCCCTCAGGGATACCCTCGCGCAGGACGTCGAGAAATTTGAATTGCTCTGTGCTAGAGTCGCGTTGCATTGCTGCACTCCTGAAGCTTGTGGTGAGTCGAAGGGGGAGAAGCCCCAGGACGCGAGTCCTGGGGCTTTCTTCTTTGTGCTACTTGCCGTAGCGGGGAGCGGTGGTGACACTGCAATCGAGAGGGAAACCGGGCAACCATTCTGGCACCCTTTTCATCTCCTGCTTCAGTACCTCTGCTGCCTTCCCGGCAATCGATTCATCGCACTCCAGGATGATCTCGTCGTGGGTGTGACCGATCACTCTGGCATCCCCGGTCAGTGACACTTCGACACGAGCGACACAGTCGCGCAGCAGGGCGGCGCACTGCCCTTGCGTAGTGTTCTCGGCGAACAGGCCGTGCCATACACGCTCGGTGCGAAAGCCCGCCGGCAGCGTCTTGGTGAACGTGACTTCGGTTTCCCAGTCGTTGAGGTTCTCGCCGTCCCAGCCTGTGTCTCCAGCACCGACCTCCAGCATGACGGTGCGGCGGATCGTCGGGTGGGTGATGGCGACGTGACCCCGGACACCGTGGTAGTACAGGGTGGTGCCGCCGGGCAGGTCGCAGGCCACGCTGACGGTGCCGGGCAGCATCGGG